GGACGAGGGTATAAAACGGTTTTAAACAAAATAAAAAGAGTGAGAAAAATCTCAACTCTTAGTATATTTAATTAAATACCGACAACAAACAGTGCGAATGCTAGAAATACAATTACTCCTAACAGTACTTTCTTTTGAGCCTTGCTTAAATCTAAGAATAGAACCGTATAAACTAATACAGACAACAATACATAGAGCAGGATGTGCAATAGCACCGATAACAACGTAATTAACATGAAAATATTACCCCTTTCGCTTTACAGTAAAAGCATATACTACCCATGGCTTTCTGTCAAGTGCATACTCTTATGATTGTCAATTAATATCTTCTGTAAGATGAACTCCTGAACTTCGTATAAGAAAGAACAGTCTATGTCTTCTACATCTTCAAAGTTCAGATAACAACCACCATCATAATCTTTTAATGATAAGTTGATAATTAAATTTTTTGCCAACTCTCTATTTGTATTAAACAACTTAGGAACATCATGTGCTGGTTCTAAAAAATATTCTCCTGTATCGCCATCAAGCATTTCTATATAGACTGTGCCTGGATTACTGGTCTGAAAAACAATCTTAGTATCATAAGGATAACCAAGTTCTGTTAGTCTATCAATCAGAGATTTTAAATAAACAACTAACTTCCACTGCCCTAAAAGGTTATATACAAAATCTAATGTGATTTCATCAGGAGAGCAAACAATTATTTTATCATCCTCGACCTTTACATTCAGGTAGTATTTCTTTAACTTCTTTAAAATGTATTCAACATTAGGGTCAAACTTATTAATCGTACCATTATTAAACATGATAATAAATTCTTCCAGTGTATTAAAATACTTTTGTTTTGAGATAATGCGCCTGATTTTGGTATCAAACTTCTTTGCAAAAGGCATTAAAGCCTGCATAACTAATCACTCTCCCTAAACATATAGGAAATAGGCTTTTCATTAGACATATCATCGTCTACCTCACAACTCAAGGCAACTCTCTTTTCTACTCCTGCAACAAACTGGTTCTCTTCTGAATAACATAGCACCTGCTTGTCATCTTTATTGTAGATTAACACAAACTGGCCGTCTGCATCCTCTTTTAAGGTTAAATCTACATAAGGATATTCTAAAGAGTATGATTGCACAATCTCTTGCCCAGACTTTGTTGGCTTATCTTCTGCTGGTTGTTCATCATCAGCAACTGTCGGTGATTTTAAAATCAATCTTTCAAAGTTTTCAAAATCTTGTTTCTTAGGACCTTCTGTCGGTTGTGTAACTGTTGGGGTCTTTGCAGTACTTGTGAAATGACTGACAACAAAATAACCAATACCTGCAAGAACAACAATAGAGACTAAGGCAATAATGCCAATTACAACACCTTTCTTCAACTTCTTTGGTGTCTTAGCCTTTTTGCTTTCCCTTTCTTTTACAATTTCTTCTAATGCCTCTGCCTCTTCCTCTTCTGAATATTCGACTTTAGGCTGAACAGGCACGACTACTTGAGGCTCTTGATAAGCCTCTTCATAGTCTGTGTCTTCGTCAGTATTGCACCCATCTTCAATATCTTGGAACTCATCTGTAATGTCTTCTACATCTACCGGCTCAATAATATCTTCTTGCTCTTCATGTTTGACAACCGGTTCGGGAATAGTGTTTTTAGTTAAATCTTCCACAGATGGTAAATTCATTATCTTTTTTGCCATTTTACAACTCCTTACTTAATCAGTCTAAGAGCGGCTGCAGATACATAAATTTGGTCGATTTCAACGGTCTTCCACATATCATCTTTCACCGAATAGAACTCAACTAATATATCAATAAGTTTACCACCAGACATTTTCGCCTGCTCTGTTTCTTTGTTGACCAGTTTCTGGAAAGCAGGTAGATTTTTAGTTTTATTCTTATCTACCACAATTCTTTCTAAAATTTGATTATTCTTAGACACTTCTACAGGTTCAATGTCACTAATCATCATACTACCTCTAAAGCCCTTAGTGTATGTGAGTTTATAGATTGTATTGAATTTCTCTGGCTTATCTAAAGGCTCTAATGCATCGAAGAACGATTTTTTCTTATCGTCTGTTAGTCGTAGGAGTTTATATGCCTCTTGTCTGTCGCCGTTTGTTTTTTCCATCGCTGTTCCTAACAAGATTCTATTAGTAACCATGGTAGGTAACTTAATTTCTGCTTGAGAGACACCATTATTGGCGATACCAGTAATAAGAGTTTTGCCAGAACGTGTTTTCTTTTGTGCAACTGATAAGAAGGTGATGTATTGAGTACTATCACACTCTTTTAAGTCTTTTGTTTGGACGATGTCCTGACCGTCCTGTGTTTTTAGACCATCTAAAGGATTGCCTGATAAATAAGCCCCTAATGCCTGACCTTCATTAGCCATCTTTTCGAGTATTGGCCATTCCTCATCGTCTAATTCAACCATACTGATTGCCTCTTCGCCAACCATAGCGAATAAACTAGCAACATTATTCTTCTTGCGTTGTACGCTCTTAACCAACTTTTCTGCGTTATCGTAAATAGATTTTCTTGTATTACCGAAACAGTCTAAACAACCAGAACATGCCAGAACTTCAAGAACAGATTTTGACACAATGTCTTTGTTTCGGTTAATAAAATTCATCAAATCTGTATATTTGCCATTACGCTCTCGTTCTAATATAAACGCCTCTAAAATAGATGTCGGTACTTTCTTGATGTTTGAGATACTATAGACAATATTCTTCAGGTCAGACGTAGGCGAAATAAGCAAGTCAGATTCATTAATATTTGGTGGTAATATCTCTATACCGTTAGAACGGGCGTCTTCAATATACTTTGCTACCTTGTCTGGATTATCTGCATACATTCTCAAGGCTGCTGTTTCCCATAATACTGGATAATGAACCTTTAAATATGCTGACTGATAACTGTTTAAAGCATAAGATACGGCATGTGACTTATTAAAACCATACTGTGCAAATCCTAATAACTGTGCCCAGAACTCATTAACAGTACTTTCCGAACATTTGGTATTCTCAATGATACCCTTTTTAAACTTAGGTTCAAGCATGTTTAGAATTTCAATCTTTTTCTTACCCATTGCCTTACGCATCTTATCGGCTTCTTTTGATGTGAAACCGGCTGCCTCTTGTGCAATCTTCATAACCTGCTCTTGATAAATAATTGCGCCAAGAGTGTCCTTCGTTAATGTGTCAATCGGCGTACCAATAAATTCCCTACTGAATGGTATACGTTTGGACGGGTCATTCTTTCTGACCGCAAAATCATCATGCAAACCTAAACTCATAGGGCCTGGTCGATAAATAGCCGTAATTGCAGGTAGTTCTTCAAACTCTGACGGCTTAACCTTTGTAAGCATGGTTCTTACACCCTGTTCTGCGAACTGGAAGATACCACTTGTCTTAGCCTTTTGGAACATCTGATATGTTTTCTTATCGTCTAATGTACCATCAATGATTTTAGACATATCAATATGTTTGCCAGTGTATTGTTCGACCAATTTTACTGTGCTACTAATCAAGTGTAGTGTGTCGAGTCCTAAGAAGTCCATCTTGATTAAACCAAGTGATTCTGCCTCAGGATATTCAAACATTGAAACTTGATAAACAATACTCTTATCCCTAGGGTCTTCTTTATAAATTGTAGGCACTGTGTCTGAAATCTCTTTGCATGAAATTAGTACTCCACAAGCGTGGACACCTGTGCCAGATGTTCTACCTTCTAGTTCGCTTGCCCTTTTTATGATTTCTAGCAACAATGGGTTTAGTTTTAGTCTTGCACTTTCATATGTTTCATTCTTCTCGTCAAGTACGTCTTTTAATGTGTCTTTTGAAACTGCTTCTGGTAGCAATTCACTAAAACTGTTGACTTCCTGTGGTGGTATGCCATAAACTCTTGCTACGCATCTAAACGCATTTCTTGCACCATAAGGCATTCTCGTGATAATGTGTGTAATATTGTTTTCACCATACTCTTCTTGACAATGTTTAAATACGAGCGGTCGCACTTCTGGCTCAAAGTCTGTGTCAACATCAGGTGCGGCACCGATATCTACAATCTTATAGTCTGTAACTACTTTGCCATCAACCGTGTCACCAAGTTTAATTGTATATGTGTAATCATCCTTGTTATTGATGTTTTTAACTGTTGATACCGGGATTTCTTCAAAAGAATTGTCATCGTACGTAATTCTTGCAATCGCTGAACGGCCAGGTGACAAGAAACGGTCAAACATTAAATCATAACGAACAGGGTCTGTTTTATGAATACCTAGAAGCCTTGCAATACAACTACCACCTGCTGAACCACGCCCACAACCTGTTGGGTAGCCGTTATCTTCTGACCATTTGATGTACTCTCGTACAACTAAGAAGTAGTCTATAAAGTCGTTTGAGTGGATAACCTCTAATTCGTTCTTAATTCTCTTCTTCCACTCTGCCTGAACCTCTTTAGGCTTATCTGCAACAATCTTATCCCAGCCTTCTTGAATTAATGCTTTAAAGTAGGATAAACTATCTTGAAAAGGTGCTGGAATATGAGGAACAGGGCGCAAACCTAATTGATATTCTAACTCAACCTGCTCAATCATATCTACAATAGACTGATTATTAATAATAGCCTGATTTAGGATTTGCTTTGGTACATCTGTAACGTTTCCTTTTACATAATTAACTAATTCCTGTGTTGATTTTAAGTAATGCTCATTGCAGAACAGAGCAGGTCTCAAGCCACCACGTGTTACAGGTGTTTCTTGTAAACTGTAATTCTTAATTAATGCCATATTGATTTCAGACATTTCAAAATCTGTATCGTATGCATAGAATGTAGGATTTGTTAAGACTAAAGGAGTATTTGTTCTTTCTGACAATCTTGTAACAGACTGGCTAATATTTCTACGATTTCCTTTTAGCAATGTAAATTCTAAATATACATCTTTAACTTTGTTTTTAAATTCTGACAAAAACTGCTCGGTTGGTTCTTTTTCATATGTATGTACAATCGCAACAATATTGTCTGTCTGCTTAATGTCTGTGGTTGTTAAGAAAGGCTCGTCTAAATTATTCCTTGTAGATTGTGTTAGTAACTTACATAATTCATGGTAACCATTAATGTTCTTTGCTAAGAATGTAATATTGTGTTTTTCAACTGTAAGGGTTACTCCGACAATCGCTTTGATATCATTTGCCTTACACTTCGTCAAGAACTTAAAAATACCCATCATTGAGTTGGTGTCTGTTAATGATAAAGTTTTAATACCCTTTTGCTTACAAACACTAATATATTCATCAATAGTGCCATACCCGATATGAACACTATAATCACTATATACAATTAAATTGCTAAATTCCATATTTGCTCCTTTTCTCTCACTAATATTATACAACAAAGACCCGCTATTTAGACAGGTCTTGTTTGTTTGTATAGAGAATTACTCCGAATACAATTTCTATTGTGAAATAAATTACAATGTAAATGAAAGAATTTACAGACTTTGTTAAATATGTAAATAACAGTAATGACAGAACGATTAAGATACTCACTAAGACAGTAATTAATAGTCGTTTTGACTTAACATTAAACTTGTCCATCAATAACTCATTTACAAAAGCAATAGATATTGTTAAAGGTATAAAAGTTGCAAGTAATGATAACTGCAACATGCTTTCAAATTGTAATACAAGCATAGCGACTACAACTTCATAGATAAACAGCCACATCAAATAAAATACGCCGTGAAAGAAGTTTGAAAACATCATAGAGCCTGTATATACAACAAATATTCCTAAAAATACATACTGAATACCATTTGTATCAGTCTGAAATGCTGAAATTGTAAGCCCTAGCAAGGCAATCATCACAAGGATTTTAAGAAAAGAATTATTTAGAAACTTCTTTACCAGTGCTGCCAAAACCGTTTGCTCCTCTTTCTGTTTCTGATAATTCATCTACCTGTGTGAATTTTGCCAAACATGGAACAACTACAATCTGTGCCATTCGCTCTCCCGGCATTAAGAATTTAATACTATCTGAATGATTGTGTATTTTCACTTTGACTTCTCCACGATAATCACTATCAATTACTCCTACAGAGTTGGCGAGTGTACAGTCAAACTTGAAACCTAGCGAACTTCTTGCAAATACTAGCCCAACATATCCATCTGGTATTTCAACATAAAATCCTGTTGATACAACTTCTGACTTTCCTGGCACCAGCGTGATAGGCGTACCACCATTATTAAACAGGTCTAATCCTGCTGAACCTGTTGTCTGTACCTTAGGCGCCTCAAATTCGCCAATATATTTAAACTTTACTTCCATCTAATTACTCCTTTACTGTTTTGAATTTCATGTAATATATCAGTTAAGAGAACCTTTTTGGGGTTCTCTTTTAAACTAATGTTTAATTACTTTGGTTTTAACCTTTCTTGCCTGACGAATTAACTTGTCAACACATTCGCCAACTAGAACATAAAAATCTGAACCGTAAACCTTTGCATGTAGAGTTGCTTTATTTGAGATAACTGTTCCTTCTAATTTAAAGCAATTATCTTTCTTATGCTCTACCTCAAAACGCACCTCTGTGTCATTGTTTACTACAATTGGAAATGACTCTAATGACAGTACTTTCTTTTCGACAGCCTCATACATTGCCTCTGTCACTTCTCCATCTCGATTAAAAATTACAATTCTCATAAAATTATACCTTTCCCTTTTTGTCTCTCATATCTTCTAAACCGACATAGTACGCTTCAATCTCATCTGGTGTTGGTTTTGTGTAATACACAGCCCACACAACTACAGATAACAGTAAACCCGCTATAAACGTGTAGTATGGTGATTGCGTTGGAATCAAAACTAAGAACAAGATACTTAAAATACCAACCACAATTAATGACAAGTTTACTCGTTGCTGAAACGACAGGTCATTCAACCATGCTAGTTTTGATACCTTATCTTCTTTTTGCTTTCTAACAATCATTATACCATATGCGAATGTAAATGTAATAAAACCAACGCACAAGGCGACAATACTTCTAATTGTTGTGAATATAAAATTCCACGGTAATAAAATGTCTACAATTATACTAACACCACAACCGAGTGCGATTGACATTACCAATAAAGCGAAAAACACTTTCTTGTTGCCTTTATTCACCTTTGTCTTGATGAAAGATAAATACTTAAATAAAATCTGCATACGCTCACCTACCTCTCTATACCTAAGAAGTTGTATGCGTCCTCTAGGGCTTTCTTCTTCTCTGGCGATTTATATATCTTCTCTGCCTCCATTTGGGCAGCCTCTACCAACTTTGTATGTTCGTTAATATCACAGAATTTCAGGTTTGTTTCACCAGACTGACGAGTGCCAAGAATATCACCAATATCACGTGTTGCCATATCAGCCAATGCAATCTGAAAACCATTATCACTACGCACCAGAGCGTTTAATCTAGGATTATCTGCTTTACCGTCATTTACTAGATAACAGTATGATTGAAGATTGTTGCGACCAACACGTCCTCTAATCTGATGAAGAGGGCTTGCCCCAAATCTATCTGCACCTAGAATAACCATAACAGTAGCCTCTCGAATATCAATACCTACTTCTACGATAGAAGAGGCAACCAACACGTTAAAATCACCATCTCTAAACTCTTTTAGTGTCTTTTCCTGTGTCTCTCTCGATTGCTTACCAGTTACGACTTTATACTTCACATCGTTCGCATACAACAACGGTAAGTGTTTTAGTGCTTTTTCAACTTTTGCGGTAGAAATATATTGCGTATCTTCATCAACTGCAGGAGCAACAATAAACATCTTATGACCTTGTCTTAATTCATTAATGATATTTGCCCACACATCGACACATTTCCCACTCAAGAAGCCTTCACTATTTACTTTTAACAGTTCTGTCTTAATAGGTATTCTGTCCTGAGGTTTTTCTTCGATTGTGATTAAATGCACATCACCAAAGAATGATGTTGCAACTGTTCGAGGGATCGGTGTCGCTGTTTGAGAAATCAAATCAGGCACTTTACCGTCTACTCTAGCCCCTAATAAAACCTCTCTTTGTGCAACGCCGAATTTTTGTTGTTCATCAACTACTACAAGACCCAAGTTGTGGAATTTCGGTACAATCAAGACGCTTTGTGTACCTACAAGAATATCTATCTCGCCTGACTCTACCTTGTCGTAAATTGCCTGTTTTTCTTTCGCTTTTGTCTTACCTGATAAATACGCTATAACAGGCTTATGTTCTAATGGTTCCAAGAACTTCTCAAAAGTATTAAACAACTGCTGGGCTAAAATTTCTGTAGGTGCTGTCAGTACGCTCTGATATCCACAATCTACATTGTATAAGCATGCCATCTGGGCACATATAGACTTACCTGCACCAACATCGGCTGATAACAATATCTTCTCCGGTGTAGGCTTCTTCATAGCATCCATAATCTCTTGAATAGCATTACTCTGACCGTTTGTCAATTTAAATGGTAATTTACCGTATGCCTCGTTTGTGTGATTTGTCTTACCTGTAGGTATCTTGCTTAGTCCGATAGCCTCTTTACTATTCACTCGTCTATCTAAGAATACAAGTTGCAGATAAAGCAACTCAATATAGGCTAACTTATCAATCGTATCAATATAGTTTGTTACATCTTTTGGAAAGTGTAAGTCATATAGTAGTTCCCATAAAGAACTATCCATGTTAATATACGAGGCTAGGTCTTTACCGTCAAATCTGGTAAATACTTCTTGTACGCATTGTATGAGTACCTTTGATGTAATCTTATTTGAAGGACTTTGTTTATATACGGGAATAATTGGCATACTCTGTACATCTGTTTCAGAAAAGATATTCTGACCATTTGCCTTATCTCTTGCGATTCTAACCAATTGCACGATTACTACATCACCAGGCTTATATAATCTACCCAAGTAAGCACCACCAAAGAATGTTGCTTCAAGTGTTCTTTTACTTTCTACATCCTGTAATTCAAAATACGCTTTACCATTAGAAACCATAATGTTTCCAATAATACACTTTACAAACACTGACTCACCAAATGGACAGTGAGACCATGATTCAGTTCTTCTTCTATCGACATACTTTACAGGTCGCTTAAACAGTAATTCGGCTGCATTTGTGTAACCTAACTTATCAAAACCCTCTGATTTAATCTTGTAACCATAAGCAACGGTTGACAATTCTGACAAATCAACAGACATAATATCCCTCATCGTGTTATATGAAGTTAATGGTGTCTTAACAATATCTTCCAGTTCTTCACTCACACGAAAACTAGGTAAGTATGGATGTTTCCATGATGTCAACATTCTGTACGATTCATATAGCCTACTGAAAGGAATCCTATACGTATCACGCATGATATTGGTTGCGCCTAAAATATTTAAAACTCGAATATAAGACTCGATAGGTGGTATTTTCACGCCAACGTAGCCGTCTGCAAACTTAAACACTTCTGGTTGTGGTACTTTTTCTGCTTGCTTTTTAATCAGCAACAACTCATTATCTAAAAAATCAACATCGTTGCGGAATTTCTTTACAAAATTAAACGTTGCAAAACAGTTGTTGCTATAAACAGGAAAAACATACTGGTAAGTACCCAACATGTGTTCATCTTTTAAACCAACAAATTCCTTTAAAATTAAGAAACTTAAAGGTCTCTGTGTTCTGATTGTAATATGTTCACCTGTTGTGTCTAATCTTACCTGTATGTTCTTTTCCATAATATATTAACCCCTCGCTACTTCTAATAGTTCTAATAAAGGCAACATCTTGTCTAGCACGTTGTCTGGTAGTGTTTCAATACCCTTAGTTAAGTTCTTCTTTGCTAGAATAGAACTCATACTCTCGTCATAACTATATGCTTGGTTATAACCCTCTACCAGTTTTGCTAAACCACTGATATCCTGCATTTCAATAACTGCAAACGCAAGGTCTGTTGTACCTCTCAAACTAAACAACTCCTTCAACTTTAAGATGTTGTCAGAGTATGCCTTGTCAATAGTTATTATACAACTTATTAACCCAGAACGACCATCTTCATGCATAATATTCTGAATATATGAAATCGTCTCTGCGTCATAGTCTTTTAATAGGTCATTAATCGCCAAGACTTTCTCTACTAGAGGCTTAATATCTTCTACCGGCTTGTCCTGTGCATTTCCGGACGTTTCTTCAACTTCTTCGATATCTTCTGTAATTTCCTGCTCTTCGCTCTCTAAGGCCTCTTCCGGCTCGTCATAGACCTCTTCGTCTTTACAATCTTCAACTTGCCCAGTATTTTTCTGCATATCTATCGCAGAATCGCTATTCTTTGCGGCCAATTCTAATCTTTCTCTAAGTGATAGTGTCATATTTAATCTCCTATTACGGCCTCAACAACAGAGGCAACAATACTAATTTCTAAACTCACAATTAATGCGTTAATAAATGAAAAATGAATACCGAAATAACCGAATAATAGTTGTGTTAATAAGGTATTAATCACAAAGGAAACAAGTCCTAGTGTGAGAATATTAACAGGTAGAGAAAAGAAACGTACAAGAGGCTTTACAACTTTTACCAGGCATGTATAACATAGCCCTATTATTAAGTATGTTGTTAAACCTTGAATACCAAATGTGTGAAAGAAATAATCTAGCCCTAAAATGGTTAATGTGATTGCGATAAACGATTTCATTTCTTAAACACTCCTTTTTTATATGCAATGAACCCTATGCCGGCTACTGCTCCTAGAACCACAACACCAATCATTATCGGTACCAGTAAACCATTATTCTGAACAGAGATGGTTTTCTTCTCTTTTGGTGATAGAACAGCCTTAATATCTTCTTCAATCGTTTCTGTGACAGGTAAGTTATTTTTGAACACATCTGCCTCGTCTTTACTTAGATTAAAAGAACCGTTATCAATACCTTTTGTTAGTAGTTCTTTTACGTTATCTTGATTGTTAATGTCTGCCTTTCCTAATTCATCTGTATCTGTAAAGACTGAATAATTGATTGATACAGGCTTGTCTAACAACTCTTTGCCCTCTACCATAACGATATTATAGCCTGTCTTTGTAACAAAACGGTGAGGCTTAACGTATAGTACTGCCGTATGGTAGTCGTTACTTACAGAACCTACTCTGTGTTCTTGTTCAACTTCTTTATCAACTAACCAGCCAACACTCTGCTCTGATGAAACCACGATACCTACTGTCTGATTTGTGTTGTTATAAATCTTAATATCAACTGCTCCTGTTAAGTTATCACTCTCTAATGCTTTACGCTCTACTTCAATTCTAACCCCGTCTGTTGGGATATCGACTTCCTCTGCGTGAACATTACAAGATAATACTAACAAGAACATTGCACTCATTAATAATTTCTTTACCATAACTGCTACTCCTTGTGTACTTCTTATATCAAAAAAGGCTCAATGAAGAGCCTTATTCTACATGCATGACAGAAACACCAACAGTAATGAAAATTGTGTCATCAACTGAATATGCATTATCTGTACCCTTAACTAGGGATTCAATCTTCAAAATCTGGTTACCCCTGTTGCTACCGTAATTCACTCTAATTTTATCAGCAATATAACCGACTAAGATGTTAAGTGTTACTGCACCAAATTCGACAACTGTGCGATTATCTCCTGTGTCTGCGTCAAGCGTAACATCAATCGTATCATGGTTTGTGTTACGGAATTCAATCTTGTCGCCCTTGATATTTAACCAAATCTGGTTGCTATCAGGGCTTAAACGTGTCATAGCCTGAATAGCATACTTAAACTCTTCGATATTTGCTGTGAATGAGTTTTCTGTGGCTGCTGTCTCCTTGAATACACCATACTCTAAAGGCTTCATATTAGAGAACGAAACAAGATGTAGAATATCATCCTCGTTATAGAAACCAAAGCGTGATTTGTTATGAATTAACTTAACCATGGCACCTGGTGTAAATGCATTAAGCAAGACACCAACCTGTGCTGGCTTTAATAATACATGGAACGCTTCTCCGTTAAAGTCACATGTCTTTTCTACTAGACCGAATGTGTTAGTTGCAACGATGTTTAACTTATCACCAGTTGAGATGATATTCAAACATGAAGCAGGGTGATTTTGTAGCACACTATCTGTTGATAAGAGTTTTGATAACTCACTAATAATCTTGATAAACTCAACGCCTGTTACTGTACCATACTCTTCTGTCGCAGTATCTACCTTTGCAATAGGGGCATCAATTACTGGCACCTTAAACTCTGACGAACCGACCTTGATAGTCATAATATCGTCAATTTCTAAGCGTAAAGCCTCTTCGTTTACGATAATTAGACTTGTTGCTGTCTTTAATTGGTTGCCTGAAATACATAATTCGATTGGTTCTACTGTGTCGTCTGCAACAAACGGAACCTTTCCTGCGATAACAGAAGAGGCAGAGTTATAAGATAGACCTAATGTGTTATCTGCTCCTACTGTTAAAACCAACTGGCTTGATAGGTCTTTACCTACGCCTTTCGTTACTGTCTTTGCTAAGTTTACAAACTGTGCTGTGTTTACCTTTAAAATCATTCTTTATTCTCCTTTTTTCTGTATAATTGAAAACGCATACTTCTTTGTGCTATCTATGTTGAAGTCAAAAACACAATTCCTTGATGTCAAACCCTCGTCTGATGACGATAAGACTATATTAATATGAGGGTTGCTCTTACAATAATTGGAGAACGCCTCTCTGAATTGTGATACTTTTACTGAATTTGTTTCTGGCCCAACTCTGTAACAATCTAGTATCATTAATAACTGTGTCTTTTTATCAAATAGTGTGGTTTTGTTAAACTCTGCCTCTGGTCTTGCCCACATCGCTTCGATACATTGTTCCATTGTTACAATTTTCACACTCTCTGGGCTGATACCTACATTAATCAGGTGTGTTGCTAAATCAAACGCTTTTAATTTATTCTTAATAATATTATTTGAGAATACTGCAATCCTCAACGTGTTGTTTCTGCGTAATGTTTCTCGTACAAACCTGTCTGTGCTTTGATTGAATTTAATCTTTGCGTATTGTCCGTACCCTTTTAAATTTAAGAGTGCTTTCCACTGTAATAAATTATCTAAAATGTCTTGTTTACTCATCGAACCACCAATCCATTTCACCAATATCTAATTCTTTATACTCTTGCTTTCTTGTTTCTGCTATTACATCTGCAAATTCACCGTTGTTGATACGCATATTAATAACTGAAACATTCCAGTCTGTTAGTTGCATTCCTGTTTGTGCAATAACAATCATAATATCTCTAAAATATTCTTCTGACATATCACCAGAGAGTACATATTTTGTATACAACTCTCTTATTTTTCTCTTGGCAACTGCTATATTTGTGCCTTTGTCTGTGGAATGAATTATTTTTCCTACAGTATCGGCAAACTGGTAAATATTAGAACGTTTATCAGAGCATGTATCTTCTTGGAAGTCTCTTGTTTTTGCATTTTGCAACAATGCTTCATCATCTGCAAACAATGACTTTTTAACTTGCTTTTCTAACTTATGTCCCATCAGTCGAACGCTCCATCAAATACGTCAATATCTCCGTCTTCATCATCGAAGGCCTCTACATTTTCTGTCCATAATGGCTCTTCTACATCGCTACCTGATGATGCAACCTCTACAGGCACATCTTCACCACCGAACCCTGCTAGGTCTTCTTCACTAGCATTGTCTAACATCTGGTTCTTAGCCAACTCGATTGGGAATGACATAAACTTACCTGTTTGGCCACCACGGTTCTTTTCTAAAAGCACAGTCATCTTTTTCTCAATACTATCATCATGTAAGTCTCTATGTAAGATTAACGCTACATCACTATCGTTGGCGATATCACCAGCGTCTTTAATATCTGACAAGTGAGGCATAGGGTCCTCATCACCTCTACGCTCACGATTGACCTGTGCAAGAATAACGATAGGTATTCCTAATCGTCTTGCCAAAATCTTAAAAGTTCTTGACAGCGTTGCCATTTCTTCTCGTTTACTTCTTCCAGAGATGGAAATTAAACCTAGATAGTCAATGAACAAGACATCTAAACCGTCTGTCTTCTTTTTTGTATATGCCTTTGCTGTAATTTTATCGAGTGTCAGCCCCGGCTCATCATCAACAATCACATCCCAATTTGAGATATTGTCAAAAGCCGTTGCAATTTTTTCTTTAGCGAAGTCGTTGGCAGATGCTTTTGTAGGAGACAAATCACTTAGGAAAATATCATTACTGTATGCAACCATACGCTTGATAATATCTGTTTCATCAACTTCAAGCGAAATGTACATTACTTTCTTTCCTAGACTGGCTGCGTGGGCTGCCCAGTTTGTTGCCATGACAGTCTTACCAACAGATGTTCTGGCTGCAATCGTTACTAACTGCCCGCTACCGATACCGCCGTCTTTTAAATATCTATTCAACTGTGTCCATGGTGACGGGATAACCTCTGCAACAGGAGCAGTTGGGTCTAACGCTTTATCAGCAATCGTCCTGAATTTATCAGCAAAAGGTACAGTATTATTATTACTTGTAATACTTGTATTCGCATCTTCAAGCGTTGTGACCATCTGAATTAAACCATCTGACGGTTCTGTTGCACCATTTAAGATATTCTCAACGACTTTGTTCGCCTCACCAGAGATACGTTTAACAACCTCATATCGCTGGAGACGAGTAGCAACGCTCAATAGAGAAGTGTAACATGGAGAAACAATAGTATGTATATCTTCTTGAGATAGGCTCTCTCCACCCTGTCTAACAGCATCTATAATATCGTCAAGGGTTGCATGATTATTTTCTTCATTTTCTTGTGCTTTTTCTTTCAGGCATGTCCATGCTAATTCATACTTTTTATTAACAAACTGGTAGTTATCCAGAATAGACATTACATTTACGATAACTGTCTGTTCTTTTATACCTGCTTGCAAAAGTGTTAGTTCTGCCTGCATTTGTTCTGTTCTCAATTCCATGCAATTCTCCTTGTTCTGCTTACCTTTACAGTTATTATTATACAAGAAAAAGACCACTTTGGGTAAGTGGTCGTAATTTTTTAATTAAAATTGAAACGAAGTGTTGCTTCGACAGGTGTTGCTTTTGTGTAAGTATCATAGATACCAGCGTTTCTCAATGCTGTTGTATCAACAATTTGCTTATCAAACTCTGGCACATACACAAACTTCATACCGCAAGATGAATACTCTGTAAGGTTACTATCCTTCATAGATACAACTAATCTGTTCTTAACTTCTTTTTCTGTTGCTTCTAGTTGTTCTTTCTTTTGCTTTAAATCTCTTAACTTAGCAAGGGCCTCTCTGCCTTCTGGAGAAAGTCTTCCGTCTGTAATTGTGAACACCACATCGTCAGAAGAGTAGTCTTTTAATGACCTAGCGTAATCCTCTGCTACCCTAGCAAGTCCTTTATCAAGAATATCTTGCTCTGTTTCAATATGTTCTGATACATGAGACGTCTTAAGGAAATCATCATATAGTCCATCTCGCTTTAACGCTTCTACATCTGCGTTGTTTCGCATGCCAGGTGCTATATATGTTATCTTTCCTATCTCATCTGAAAGAGATTTTATTTGCTCTGCTTCTAATGTTCTTAATAACTGTTGTTTGTAATAATTAAATGCAGAGTCAATACGTGCTTTTGTACGTCTAGTTTTTACTAATAGTTGGGATGCTCTTTCTACTCCTTCACTATTATAAACATAAGCGTTGTTGTTAATTGTGGCAAATCCAATCGCTTGGTTTTCGTTTAGTGATTGAAGTTGCTGGTTGAGATTGTCGGCAGCCATCTGGGCACCCTCAATCGTTGTGAAGTGAGCCTCATCACCACCGTAAGGACATGGTCTAACCACTGCCTTGCATATTCTTGGGATGCCTCCCTTACCAATATGGTATTTTGTCATTTTTTCTACTCCTTTGGTCTATAGTTATTAATATCTAACGATTTGTTCAGTTCTGGCATATCTTGTTTTAGACTTATGTCTAAATCATCCATTTCGCCTCTCAACAAACTGGCTAATTCGTCTGTGCTAAGGGACTCTAAGTCGTCTTTCTTATCTGCTTTGGTATCTGACTCTACATTGTTATGATTACCCAGTTCATCAATATTTTTATCACGGATTGGAGTATCTTCTAAAAGAGCGTCTAAACTATAGCCCTGTCTGGCTACCGACTCTCTTACAGGCGTAGTATTGTTTGCTAAGAAGTCTGCGCCGTAGCCCTGCTCTGCTACTGTAGTTCTTACGGCCACGTTCTCGTCATTAATGAGTTTATCTAAACCATAGTTTTGTTTTGCTACATGTATTCTAACAAAAGGATGTTTATCGTTAATAAGTTTATCTAAACCATAGCCTTGAGACGCTACAGCCGCCCTAACTTCTGGGTTTTTATCATAAACCAATCTCTCTAAACCGTAGCCTGCTAAGGCTGCCTATAGTCTCCATTTCACATTACCACTATGCACAAGCCTAGTCATTTTCTCATTGTAGTTGTCTACTTCCTGCTGGAACTGCTCATCTGAAACATCTTTAGTCTTATGAAAAACGTGGTTGCAGTTGCCGTGGCCAGGAACCTTAGCAGTACACCAAGTAATTTCACCGTTTCTGTTTAATGCTTTTACTTTAGGCATAATTATATCCTTCCTTTCTGATAAATATATCAAAAAAAGAGGATATTCTATTTATCCTCTTCTTCATCTACAAACATGTCATCAACCTCGTCATTTAAGCGACTTAACTCATCAAGGAGTTCGGCATCTGTCATGTCCTTTAATTCTTTCTTGTCCATTTATTTTGCACCTTTCTACTTATATTATACAAGAATTTAGATGTCCCATTCATCGACAACTAACTTTGGTTTATCTTCGTCATCAATTTCTCTTTCTAATCTTGCAAGTTCTCTATCAAATTTCTTCGCTTCTTCGTCTATGTGTCTACGTATTCCTTCACCGTCTATACTATTTGCCAGTCTTGTTGTAGCACCACTATATGTATATGTGTTTGCGTTGCTCTTTATGTTATTCTCTTGTACTTGCGTTTCAGACAACTTCTGCTTTGCAATATCTCTTATTTTCTTGCTAACATCATTTTTAAGAGTTGATAAACCGTAACCCTGCTCTGCACACTCAATTCTGTCTTGTTCGTTCTTACTATTAAGTTTAGCCATCATACGCTCATTATATTCATCAACACATTCCTGAAATTCGCCATCTGTCATTCTAGCACCTTGATGCAATACATGAGTGCAGTTACCATGACCAGGTATCTTCGCCGTACACCAAGTAATTTCGCCGTTTCTATTTAACGCTTTTACTCTAGGCATAAATTATATCCTCTCTTTCTATCGGATATATCAAAAAAGCAGGATTTAGTTCCCTGCTTTACTTACTGTTAAATTATATAACATTTGTTTAATCAACATTTCTTTTGCCACACTAGCAACGTATGAGTTTTCATCGTTCTTAAGAATATCTAACCCATAGTATCTTCTCGCTACGGCCTCTCTCACATCTGGAGATTCATCATACAACGCAATCTCTAAATATTTAGCATCTTTACAATGCTCAACAATATCTGCTCTGATACGAGGATTATCATTATGAATAAGAGTGTCGAAACCATACCCTTGTTCAATAACAACAAACAATACCCACTCATTATCATCATGAACAAGAATGTCTAAGCCGAATCCTTGCTCTGCAACTGCACAACGAACGTGGTAGTCCTTATCGTGTACTAAAATATCTAAACCATATCCTTGATGGGCAACTTTTTCTCTAACTCGAGGACTTGGGTCGTTTACGAGAATATCTAGTCTATATCCCTCACAAGCAACGCCCCATCTAACCTCTTCTGATTCGTCATGAATTAATTTTTCTAGGCCGTACTGACGCCATGCCACATGCATTCTGACAATTTCATCTTCGTCATTAATAAGTTTTTCTAAATGCTTATCAGTACCATGCTGTGCGACACGTTGTCTTACACGACTGTCACTATCATTGATAAGTACATCTAAAAAATACCCATTCTCTGCCAAAAGGGCACGAATTATCCAGTTTTTGTCGGTTAAGAGAGATTCTAAATTCTCACCATTTTGGATTTGTCTCATTTTTAAAGAATCTTCATACGTTCCTTCTCTAATAATCCACGTTTCAAGTATTGTACACATTATTATACCTTCCTGTCTTTTCTATACAATACAACAAAATCCTTTAAAAGTCAATAATTAATTGCAATCAGTAATCCACTCATGCTCTGGTAACGTTTCAATCCACTTGCAGAACTCTCTCCATTCAGGTAGTCTATGATTTTTACGTTGATGATAAATAGTTTTTAACTGGCGATAGTTGGTAGTCATGGCAGCCGTCATTCTAAACCCACTAGGAATATTATACAAAATTTCAAGATATTTTTCTGATGTCTTTTCGCCATTGTTATACTCGTCTACCTTTTCTTGTAGAATTTTAACAATTCTATCATCTACATATTCATTACAAGCCTCTTTTAAGTCGAACTTGGCAATTCTATGCATAGTAGAGCCTGAACTAATAAAGTCAATAAAGTGGTATCTTTGCATTTCAACCCATGCCTTATTGCTGAACGTTAAATCAAACTGAACAATAATACCGTTTAAGAAATTATCGTGCCCACTCCCTATCTTTGCCTTGCCTAAAGAGTCTGTACTTTTGCTCTTTTCTGTCGTCAGATTTTCAAAATCTGTTGCCATAGGGAATTTGGCTGCCCTAATACTATTTTCTAAACCATAAACTTGTACATTATTTATCATCTTCATTTATATTGTCCTCTTTCTTTTTAATTTCATTTACAGCCTTGACTTCCTTTAAGTTCTGGTCAAACTTCTCCATCTTAGTTGCTACCCACTTGTCTGCCTCTTCTTGATTCTTAACATTGCCGTCTTTATCAAGATATGCGTTTCGATAGTCTTTTGTTTCAACTAATTTATCTTTCAAGACTTCTCTCCATGCATTCTCTAAACTTGCCTCTATTTCATTAATAGATTCGTTGGCTTTATCCTCATTCTGTGATTTAACAGTTAATTCTCTCATATCACTATTCATCAAAGTGGTTCTCAATGGAGTTGGGATATACACACTCTTAACGCTATGGTTTTGATAAGAATTTCTTGCGTTTTTCACATCATCATACACAATAGCCATTGAGTCAGAGGCTTGCTGAATTGCCTTATCTGCATTCTGGTTCTTAGCCCATTCGTCTATCGTGACATGCGTCAGTTTATCTTCTGTAATCTCGCCTGCTTCATTCTTATGCAATACGACTGCTCTTTCATTACCTGTTGTAAATGAGTAACCTTCGTTATGCGTATTTAGTGTTACTGCCAGTAGATTTTCAAAGTTCATTGCGGCCGCACACTCTTCACAGTAGTATAGTCCGTCTTCTGTTGTATATACAGTACCGTCTGTTAATTTGACACCACACTGAATACAGTGGTGCTCACTTTCATCATGGCGCATTGTGTTAATTAAAGTGTTTGTCATTCTACCCATATGACTTCTATACATCTTATCTTTAATCGTTGATACAGCACCTGCCTTAGCACCTCTCAACGCCTCATGTATAGTGTCTTGTGTATTACTTAGATTACTAAATCCTAGACCGTTTCTAATACCTGCTATACCACCAACGACTGTGTTTTGAGCAACTTCCCCAACATCTTTACCAACTCCTGTAACCTTGCTTGTTGCACTACTTAAATGCTTAGATAGTTGCAACTGCCCAAAGTTAGATAGTTGGAACATATTTAAGATTTCATAACGTTTTCTTGAAATAACAACTATCATTACAATCATAAATACGATTGACTGTACGACACCAACTGTATTAACCAGGCTCATAGAGTTGGTTACTAATACAATAGAAATCATTAACAATAGCGATGTTCCGATACGTTTCATTGCTGTTGCAAGCATTGTTCCAAAGTAGCGTTTAGCAATATCTGTGCCTCTGCCTGCCCAACAACCGAATAGTAAGAAGATAGGAGACAATACACCATAGAGTGTTAGTTGCACACCATATACAATTCCCATCAGGGCGAACATAATAGGTAAAATAGAACCTAAGCACACAAACAAGAGTGTGAGTGTCGCTTGTCCAAATTTAAGACCTGTGTCATTACCGATAAAATAGTTCCACTCTCTTGTTGCTGTTGTCGCTTTCACAACAGGAATATTACTGATTAACGACTCTGTTGCTTTTGCATCTGTCGGTGTATCACCAATATCTGTTAAGTGTTCATCCGCACCACCATTAGCATCAATATAAGCATCAATTAATGCCATTGTATTTGCTCTCTTTTTACCTGTACCACTTGTTGATGTAAAGTATACCCCACCTTCTGTGGCCGTGTCTAAACCACCATGAGCATTGGCGAACGCTTTATCGTCTTGACGCTTAAAGGTTCTGTTCTTATTTGCAAGTAGTGTTTGCTTTGCTAACTCAACCACGGCCTTGGCGTCATTAAAGTTTTTAGCATTATCAGGGTTGCTATCAAAAGCACCGAAACCAAACATATTTGCACCAGGCTCTGTTGCAACACCTGCTGTACCAAGTGAACTCTCCCACATAGCAATCGCAATAATTGCTCTGACATCTACCTTTGAGGCATTTTGCCATTCTAATAATAATTTACCATTAATTCTGTTTTTATCATACGGAATACCAGTAGAGTTTAGGAATCCGTCAAGTTGCTCTGCTTTAATACCACCTCTTATATGACCCACTATATCATGACTATAAGGGTCACCTGATGTCCAGTGATTTGCATTAATATTTACTGTGTCTGGTAGATTTGCAACACCGGCAGTAATATCTGAACCTGCTACGAAACCAGATTCTTCATAATTAGAAAGTGCGTCAATAATTCTATAATAGTCTTTATTTAATCCTGATACAGATGCTGTGTTTTGATTGTCTAAAGGCTGGTGATTTCCTGACATGACAGAAACATAGAACAATCCCCAGTTTTCGATTGAATTATCTTTGCCAACAAATACTTCTGGCTTACC